AGCAAGATTGGGCTAGGCGAGGGAATACGAAAAGTCGGAAACCAGGGATTGTCCAGTAGCAACAGTAGAAGAACCGGAGAAATCAAACACTAAGGTTTGATTCGGAGCGGTTACACTAACGGCAACTGACACACTGACTTCAGTGGAGGACGCATTATACGTTGAGGCAACTTGAGTAATTCCGGGAGCAGTACCGGAAAGAGTAGCGGGTATGATTCCTGTACCTGTGCAAGAAAAATAGACCAAATATTCCCCAGGCTGTGTAAAAGTGAGAGTACTGTTCTGAGCAATAACAATCCCTGCATTAATAACTGCAGATCCGAAGATCGCATTATTAGCAGGAGATATCGAAGAAAAACTCGCACCAATAGTAGCCTCGTTAATAATTGGCTTATACAACTGCACGTCATAACTCACCCACAACTCTCCAAGCACCTGACCAGAAGAGCCAGGCAAACCCTGGGTAGCAATTTGAAAGTTAGCCAGATCATACATACGATTATCAGTCCCACTTGCAGTAACAGGTCCGGAATTGCGCACATAATACAGATTATTAGCAACCTGACCAGGAGCACATTCCATAGTATGGATCATAGAACAAGAAGGTTTCGTAGAAACAGCATATTGTGAATTTTCCATCTGGACCTTGCTAGTGAAAGCGGGTTGAACCACGTCGTAATTGCTAGCCATAACAACAGCACCCAGAGCTCCGCCAGAAGTGATATCAGAAGCAAGAGTTCTAAACTCAAAGATCAACCCATCAAACTTATACTGTTGATACTGTACAGCCAGAGCAGACAACCAGGGAAAGGTATAGTTGTCACCAGGGTTCACAGTATAAGTAGTCAAGGTAAAAGCAGTCGGGGCGGAAGGGACAGTGATATCGCCAAGATATTCCCTGTGACGAACACGAGTTGAAGAACCCATGACACCAAAACTGGGAATAGCTTCACCCGGAGAAATGACGCCGCCAAAAACGCGCAAGCGAGTTATTGGCAACCTCATAATCTCCAAACCCGACGAGACGAGCCAAACCCGCTCCTAGCTTGGAACCAAGCTTAGAACCGAGTCCAGCTCCCGCGCCAGCCAAAGGTGGAGCGATAGCTCCTGCCCCGAGACGTCCAACCAGACCACCAGCCTTAGATCCTGCACGAGAGAAAGTACCAGCTGGAAACATTTTCTGCAACGCAGGAAGAATGTTTTCAGTGTAGTAACCACCCTGTCCAAGAACACGCTGAACTTCTTGAGCAGTCCTTTGCTTTGCAGCACGACGGCGAGCGTTTCGAGACATTTTCGACATTGAGACACGATGAATAACAAACCGAGAATATTTTCAAATATTCAGCCCGTAAACTCACTAAGGGAGGGTGCGTTAAGCCCTACTGCTCCATCAACAGTGTTGCCCTATTAATTGATATGATTAATAATCGGTGATACTCAAAGAGAGGAAAACTGGATCTTCAAGATAACAAGGAACAGACCGAACCTTCCGTATCAGTTTTTCTACTCTTTCGATATCACTGCGCGTTATATCATAACGCGCACACATAGCTGCCCGACAAGAATCAACATCAATTATATGATAATCCTGGACTACTGGTTTCCAAGATTCGAGGACTGCTAACCCATGCACTGGTTTGTCATACAACCCTTGGGAGGAACAATACAACAATTGTTTCAGAAAAACACCTAAAATAGGATATTCGAAAGGAACTTGACCATAAGATTTAGCTAACGCATAACAAGCTTTGGAATAACTGGAGTGTGGATTCTTGTCTTTAAAAATCAAACAAGGGTCTTTAAGCAACTTTCCTAACTTCACAACTGCACTAGGCAGTGGAAGCCAAATAAGTTCACCAACAGACAAGGAATCAACCCACCAACCTTTCAAAAACGTTAACTGTCTTATGTCATCACAATTGACCAACTTGACTTTGAAACCTAATTGCCTTGCCGAATGGACTAAATCAGTAGATTCATTGGCAATGGTAAAAAGATACATAGCAATAGTCGCCATAGAATTCAAGAGAGTGGTCAAAGTGATGCCGGTGGGCATTTGAGTACCCGCACCACCAGTTGATGAAAAGTCATGCTTACGACTGGTATAATCAGAACGACAACAAAACTTCACCAAATCAAGAAACTCTTCAGGAGCCCCTAATTTTCTCATCCAAAAACAAGCCAATGACAACGGTCCTTCATCCTGGGTGTGATCAAACTGCGATTGGTCAGCTTCAGAAAAAGTTGACCTGGCAGCCAAAGGATAACCACCCCAAGCGACAACAGAATCGTCACCAGAAGCTGCAATAACAATATCACTAGAATTCAAAGCATTACCTAACTCTGAAAGCTGCTCATGAGTTGAACCTGCTGCAAAGAAAATGCGGACAGAATATTTACCAATACTATGAAACTTCCCATCAAAAATTTCATGCATAACATCAGTCATGGCCCGAGAAAATGGCGCCATGAGTGCATGAATTCGAGGGTCAAGATTAATTATCGCCCTAGGTTTCATAGTAATTACACCGTTACAATCCTTGTCAACAGGAAGCGTTTCATTCCATTTCAATGTTATTGTTTTTGTGTGTTTTTTCAAATTCCCTTCTTTCACCTTCTGATAAGCAGCCAAAATGCGTTTACCTCGCTGACCCATCAAATCTGCACATTCTTCAACAGTCAATAAATGATCGACCCAATTATATATGAGTTTCTCATAGATATTTTGTAGTGAATGCCAATTGTCAAATCTAACCGCAAAAGGGGGAAAACCGACAAAAGGATCATTATGGGTACGCCATAAGGCACTAGCCAACAAATTACGGGCATTATTGGCAGGTTGCCAAAGAAGACCGTTAGTGATCAAAATAGGGAACATAGTATTGTTGCCTCCACCAGGCAAACAATCCAGTGCATCTTCAATCTTCATGGTTGTCAATCCAATCCTGATAGACACATTTCCGCGGAAATTCCTCGGACCATTGACGGCCGAAGTAGTATATGGAGAAAGTTGGACCAACGGGCAATGGCTCCAAACCAGACTCCTCACCACCTCGAATTCCTAGGTTATAACGATCCATGAATGTTGAAAATAAAGAGCGCCCACTTGTGCACCAATTCCACATTCCGTGTAAAGGTACAGTTATGAGCATAGCAGCACCCCCAAAGTAAAAATAGGAAGCGTAAGTGGCTCCATGAAAACACAGAGACACCCATCGGTCAAATCCTTGACCGCGGTACGCTTCCCATAATACAAAGGGAGAAGCCAAGAGCGGAAAGAAACACTTTGCCGGTTCTTCTACGAACGGTGCAATCATGGCCAGATCTCGCCCGAACCAAGAAAATCCCATCCGTTTCTTAACCAGCAAAACGCCCAAACCGACACCCAACAAGCCAGACATTCCAATTCCGAGACCCACATTCCGTGGGACAACAAAAAGGGACCCGTTACCGGGACTGACTTGGCGAGCGACAGTCAGACGATTCTCATCACGAGTGAACCATCGACGCAACATCGATAGTTCTGAAGCATGTTGATGACGGTCATAAAACAAACATGCTTTAACAGTATCAAAAACACGCGAATACACATCCGGAAAACGTTGCAACAAACTTGTCATTACCACATCGGCGTTGAAACAGCCAGTAACAGCTGAAACACACGCATCCATGGAAATACCGGAGGAACCGCGGACAGTAAATTTACGACCTATACTGCTTAGCGCATACACATGTACCCAGCGCTTATCCTCGTAACTAAAAAGGGACCAAAAAGAACGGGAAACCAAGGTACGTTCTTCCACAACACCAACCAAAGGTGTGAACCGCAAAAGGGGAGCAGAACCTTCGGTGGGAATAGAACAGCGCACAACCTGATACGGACCGCACACATCCAAAGGGCTAACATCAAGAATAGAAATAGATCTATCCATGATCCAATTAATATAAGGATGCTGTGTATAACAAGCTCCGTCAACTTCCGGTGAAAACACAATGAAGTCTTCGGAATCTCGATACCACACTCCCTCCTCTGGACAGACGCGATCAGCTCCGGCTTTGCCATAAAAAACGCGAGCACAAATGTACACCCGTTTCAATCTCGTCAAATTCACAATTTCCAAGACCCTCTCAGGAGTCAGACGCTCATTCGGCGAACCAAAATAAACGTCTTGGATAATAGCGAAATCACAATCATCACAATCCTCGACACGAGGGCTTAACGACCGAGCGGCATCACCAGCTACCGGATAAGGTTGATAAGAAACAAATTCAACACAAGAAGAATTAAATTTCTTATTACGACCACTACCACAGTAGTCAAGAACTTTCAGGTTTTCGACTTTAGGACCTTCTTTAAAAAGTACGTCAAGAACAAAACGGTCACGACTGACATGAGAAATGGCATGGCCATTATACGGAACCGGTTTCAACTCATGCTTCCAGCCTTTCTTCTTAACAAACTCTTGAGTTCTTTCGTCACTAGCGGATACCGTCAGTGAAACACTGAGCGAGTATGCACGCACATCACGAAAGTTTTTAACTTTCCTCTCTGGCTTCGGATCGGCCTCAACCGACCCTTGAGAGACTTTGTCATCTACAGTGGGAATCACCCACTGTCTCCTTACGTTCTTCTTCTTGCCGCGCGGAGCAGCGACAGAAGGG